CAACAACGATATGAGCCGCTTTGTTCGCGATGGGCGCGAGCGAAGCGTTGTACTCCTCCGAATAATACTGCTCAGCGGCGATCAACTTGCGGTTGCTGCCATAGGTGGGGAATGGACCTTTCACGGTCATGGGCTGGTAGATACGGTGCATGACCAGTTCACGATTCAATGCCAGCGCCCAGCCATCCCGCATCTGTGTGGATGCGAACACGGGCAAACCCTTGACGCCGCCCACGAAGCCCGCGGCATCCAAAAGAGCATTCGGGAAACCGAGGCGGGTGAAGCCGTCCCAGTTGGAGAGCAGGTCAGAATTTGTCACGCTCATCAGGAAACCAGTGGGCTCATAAAAGCGGTTCGCCACTTTTACCTTGGCATAACCCAGCTTCTCAGCAAACTCGCTGAACGGATCGGTGGCTGCGGTCCACGTGCCGCCGCTGTTGGAAGCCACACTCAACGAAGCCATCAGGGCCTTTTCGATCAAATGACGATCGATGATTCGGCGAGTCTCACCGATGATATTTGACATCGTTCGAGCCACCGCATCCCAGCCCAATTGACTGCGGCTGAACACGATCGCTTCATGGTTGATCTGGTCAGCCACACGGAACGCTCGGGCTGTGATCGTTTGGTAGCTCATCGTGGTCTTCGCCTGTTGGATTTCAGCGCCTTCGCCTTCGGTGATCGCGTTATAGCTGTAATCCACCAGGACATCATTCGCGCCGATATCACCCGCGGTCAGGAACTTGATCTTGCCCAGTTCATAATCGATGATGTAATCAACACCATCCACATACGTGGTGCCTGCGGGGTTGCTGGTCACAACCACCGTGCCTGGCACAACGTTCGCATGAGCCAGCGAATACCAGGTGTCTTCTGCGCCGCCCGTCACCACTTCATCGGTGATCGCCACGAGATAGCCCGTCTCACCCGCGAAGGCTTCGAACCAGATATTGGTGGGGCTGTTATCCATCAGCCCAACGTCGAAGACATTGGCAGCCACTAAGGTGGGAAATGCTTCGGCGATGATGGCGCGGCTCACACTGTAAGGCAGATTGAGGTCTGTCGCTGCTTCAGCTTCCTGGAATTCACGCGCCTCATTCATCAGCTGCCGTTGGTAGAGCTTATCAAAACGATCGAGCAATTGCAGCGTGAATTGAGCCGCACGGCTCTCGTTTTTGCGCAAATCCTTCACCGGTCGCATTTCATGCTTGCGGATGGATTCGGTGATCTCGAACGCAGCCCGGCCAAACTCAGGCGTGCCCGTTTCGGTCTCCAGCACATCGCCGATCACCTTGACGCTCTTGGTCTTCTCGTCGAAGCCCATGTCCTTCAATACGCCCGCTGCAGCCAGATGGCTGAATTGCTTGCGCTGGCTCTCGGCAAATTGCGCCACAGCCTCAGGGGTCGTGAACTGAATACCTTCGAATGCCTCAACGAAGATCTTATTTAGCTTATCGCCGAACGGCAGATCCTTCGTGGCCTCCGTGATCGCAACCTGAACTGCATTCTGCTTCTGGCTTTCATCGAACTTGCGAGCCTTCTCCGCATTGGCTTTCACCGCTTCGATGATGTTTGCATTGGCATCGATGCCAAGTGCGCCGCGCAGCGACTCATCGAGCTTCTTCAATTGCTTTTCGCCCAGCGCTTCGAGCTGCGCTTCGGTCATGCCCTTGTTGAACAATTCAGGATGTTCAGCAAGTAATTTCTTCAGTTGTTCCAACAGTTCGTTCATGTCATCCTCCATAGATGATTGAGATTCGGTTAATTGCGCAGTATTCTCAAAGGACGGTTCGAGCACAAGATCGAAGCCAGTGATATGCAATTCACTCACCTCGAAGATCTTCTCCGCCTTCTGCGTTCCGCTTTCTTTGACATACTTCCCTTCACCATAGCCACGCAAGCTCACGCCTGGCATAACGCCGCCTTCCATCAGGGTCAGGATGTCCTTGCCTTTGCTGGTCTCCAGAATGCGACCAGTGATGTCCACGTTTGTGCCATCAAACGTGACTTCTTCCCATTTGGTCACAGTCTCCAGCAGGTTCGGACGCCCGCCCTTGTCAGACGGATGTTCAGCTTCACCGAGAACTTGAATCGCTCGTCCCTGTCCTGCGCTCTCATTCAGATGATCGTTTAGCTCAGCGATCGCTGCCTGAAGCACAGGAGCGGGATATCGGCGTCCGTTGCCATTAACAACGCCCGCCTGGATAGCTCCATCAATTTTGACTCTGCGTGGCCTGCTATCTTCCTTCTCCAGCAGGCTCACCGCAGCATTCAGACGTTCTTCAATTCGTAGCCCCTTCCGCTTCCCATTCTGCTTTCCGCCTTCTGCGATCTGAGATTGCGGCTGGTAAGCCAGCTCCACCACTTCCCACTGATCACGCGGAGCAAAGGTAAAGGTCTCACCATCCCTGGTATATGTGACCTTCCAATATTCATCGTTCTTTAACGTGCTGGAAGCTCCATATTCAGAGACGATCACATAATCCGCAAATGTATCCACGATGTCGATATAAAGACTTTCGTATGAAGATGGAAATTGCCTGCGAAAAGCGTTCTGCATCAGGCTCCGTGTATATTCCATCGAACCCTTCACCAGCTCTGTAATTGGATTACCCTTTTTGATTTTCTTAACCACGTTCCACCTCCTGAAGCGCTTGCTCCACTTCTGTGAAAATTTCTCTTTCAGCCGATAACCACACGGGCGGCTGCGTTTGTCCACTGTAAACAGATAACCAGATCTTCCCAAAGAACAAAGCCGATAATCTTTCACGCCAGGTCATCTGCCAGAGAGAGATACATTGCTGTCCATCAGTAAACACTGGCAGATCTCCACATTCCTCCTTCGTCATCCCCATCGGTGGACCCAGTTTCTTATTCGCCTGCTCAAAATTCTTTGGTTCCATACCAATCTCCAATTACTGATTACTGAACACTGATAACTGATCACTGAACATCTCCTCCGCACTCACCACCACAGCCTCAGCTGAGGCAGTCTTCCCCGTCCCGCTCACGTTATCGGCGATCATCTGGTTCCCACCGCTCACCGTATCGATCTCATCATCTTCCCTTGCAGTGGGACCAAACGCGGTTGCAGTCCGCAAAAACGAAAGATTCCACACGCCGCGCACCAGCTTCACTTTTCCCTGCTTCGCTCGCATACGCCAGGGCTGAGCCCATTGCGTTTTATCTCCATCCGAGCTCTTGCGTGTCATCCCGAGGATCGGGATCTTCGCCAGGCTCCGATCACTCAGAAACTGCTTAACTACCAGCGATTGAAAGGCATTATCTTCAATGCCCCACATCGTTCCTTCTTCCGAATCCGAAAGCATCAACGCCTTCAACCCTCCCAGGAAGAGATCCAGGTTCCGCTCCTTGAACATATCGCGTATAAACAGATCCCCTTCGTTGTCCATCGCCACGGCTGCCGTTGCATTGAAATCGCTTTGTTCGGTCTTGCCCAATGCCAGATCCACATAGCGATACCACTGCAACCCCTTTGGTGCCCGTTCAACGACATGGAAATCTGCCTCGTCGAAGAAATTGCCCTTTGCCAGGCGTGGCATCTGCTGGTATTGCGCCATGAACTCAAAATCATCCATATTGACTGAAAGCGCATGCAACTGATGTTCATCATGCTTCGCCTGCCACAGCGGTTCCCCTGGTGAGCGCCCCAGTTGGTCTCCGCCCATCGGAATAAAAACGCCTCGCAATAAATTCTCGATAAACTCCTCACGCGTCTTTGGATATTCATCCTCTTCCAAAGCCAGCGCAGGCATGAACACAACCTCCCACTGGTCTGCTTCAGGGTCTGAGACCATTGCCTTCAAAAGGTGACCCGAGAGATCTTCCACATCCCAGCGTGTCATGATCACGATGATCGCCCCATGATCTTCGAGGCGTGTATAAGCTGTCGAGCGATACCACTCATAAGAGTCTTCACGCAATGTTTCAGAGCTTGCTTCCTTGCGTCCTTTCACGGGATCATCGATAATGAACAGGTTCGCACCGAAACCTGTGATACCGCCGCCCACACCTGCAGCCAGCATCCCACCTCTCCGATCGGCGATATCCCACGAAGCCGAAGCCTTGCTCTCAGGGTCCAGCAGAACAGGCTCATTGCTTGAAGCCAGTGCACCGAACACCTGTGAATATTCTTCCGATTGGATTGTGTCACGCACAGCCTTCGAATGCTTGCTTGCCAGGTCTGCATTATAGGAAGTCATAATGATCCGCAAGTCTGGGTTCTTCCCCAGCAGCCAGGCAGGGAACTTGCGTGACGCAGTCTGGCTCTTCCAATACCGTGGAGGCATGAACACCATCAGGCGGCTGATTCCCTCTTGCCCATCCGAAAGGATATACTTCGCCACTTCCTCCAGCTTGTGAGCCAGCACCTGCACATGCCGTGCCTCCACGGGATGCTTCCTATCCACGTGTTTGCAAAAAGACAGGAAATCACGCTCCGCCATCAGGCGGTTCTTGATCTCTGCCTTCACGGCCTCGCGCTTCGAATCACTCTTCTGCATCGCTGCCCTCTGCCTTCTGCCTTCCGCCTTCCGCGTCTCCTTCTTCCAGCTCCTCCTCCAGCTCCTTCATGATCTCCATTGCATCACTACCCAGCGTCTCGATCAGCTGAACCGTGGAAAGCTTCTTCAGCTGCCCGAGCAGCTTATGACCAACGCCCTTGCCCTCATCGCCTTCGATCTTCTGGCGAGGCGTGTAATCGCGTGTCATTTCGAAGAACAACCTGCGGTCCGCATTCGCCCGATAACTCGGGTCGCTCGCCACAGTTCCCAGCGCATGGAACGCACCTGGACGAAATTCCAGCATCGCTTCAGCCTGCAGGGTGGAGATCATCATATCGATCTCGGGATACTTCCTTCGCCATGTGGCGATCGCACGGTCAGAAGTGAGTCCCAGGAATTCAATCGCCAGCTTTTCCTGTGTTTCTGGGAAGCGATATTTCTTCGGCATCGTTGCCCAGGCGATATATGCTGCAATGCGGCCACGCACACCCGCATTCAACAACTGCTGGTACACATCCGCCCACGAAGGGATCTGCTCATCATCTGTGATCTTCCCCGAATCTTTCAACGTTCGAATGAACATCACCTCACGTGCGCGCACATCGGCAACACTTAACAGCGCTTTGCTCTCAACCTCCTCAGCGTTCTGCAGGCCCTGAGCAAAATTCTCCAGCTCCAATTGCGTCACACGTCTGATAGCCATCTCAGTTACTTCCTAGCCAGTTCGCGTACAGCATCCGTCAGCAACCTGATCGCATCCGTCAGCGTTCTCAAAACGCTCCACAATGGATCATTGTCGCCACCAGGCTCGAACGCCTTTTCCAACCGTGCCTTCACACGATTGTTCACGCGCAAACCCACATACCGCGAAAAGCCATCACCCGTGTTGGAGCTCACGCGCCCCCACACGATTCCATCCTTTTCAGGATAGACCTGATACACCGTGAAAGGCACACCGTTGGTGTACCCGCCCACAATATTATTTACGTTCTTCGTGTTCATCTGCGAACGGATATTGAGTGGCTCAGTCGCAGTGTAATCACCAGGGACCATTTGTTCTTCCATATTTCCTACTTTCCAAAGACATCTCTGATCAATTCACCGATGCCAGGTGCCTGTGAAGCGATCCAAACAATGATGGCAACGGTCATCATTGCAACCGCAGCCTTGATCGCAGTATCGCGCACACCAAACCAGTCAATACTCCTCTTCTTACGCTCCTCAGCCTGGACCTCAGTCACAGCCTCTTTTGCAGCCGCCTGGATTCGCTCTGCAGTGGATTTATTCTCCACCTTCGCAGCTTTTTTCACTTCCAACTCTTTGACCAGGGCGCTCATCTGCTCTTCCAATGCATCGATCTCTTGTTGATAACGCTGGTCACGCGTCTCGCTCAGATTTTGGATCAGGTTTGCAACGGCTTCCTGCAACGTCAGCGATACTCGCAGGATGTTGCCAACATTATTATTCGTTGCCTTTGCCTGCGTCATCAAACCATCATTCATCTCGCGGATCATTGCATAAATCGTGATCGCATCGATCTGTTTGAGCGGTTCAGGGTCGAGTTTTTGTGGCATCGATGGCAACCTTCCGAAAGAACAGATCCACCAGCTGCGGATCGTAATGCGTGCCCTTATCCTTCTGGATGAACGCCATCGCAAAATTGTGCGAATACGCCTCCCGATAAGCGCGCTGACTGATCAACGCCTCATAAGAATCACAAATGCACACGATCCGCGCCCCCAGCGGGATATCCTCTCCTGCAAGCCCGTCAGGATAGCCCTTGCCATCCCAACGTTCGTGGTGATGTCGCACGATCTGCTGGATAATATCGTCATAGCCGGCCTCATGCACCAATGCCCACCCGAGCATGGCGTGCGCTCTCACTTCGACTCGCTCCGCCTCGGCGTACTTGCGCGTCGAATTCAGCAGCTCTCTACGGATCAGAATCTTGCCGATATCATGCAGATGTGCTCCCCAGGTGATCAGCTCCACTTGCTCAGAAGGCACGTCAAGAATTTTCGCCAGGCTCATCGCATATCCAGCCACGCGATCACCATGATGATCGTATGGTTCACGCATGGCCATGATGATCCTAAACAGATTTCGGATCTCATCATAATGAGGCATTTATGTACAAGCAGCTTTCACGCCTGCCCTATCGCAGCCTCGGCGCCTTCCGCTGAAACAGGAAGAACGTCCCGATGGACCCGACCAGCAAAACGATCAGGTGAATGATCGTCAAAACGATATTGTCAAAGACAGGGGGAATCAGTCGCAATCCAGCTTCGATGAGAGTTACAAAGATCGGCGCAACCGCAACCGCAACCGGACCAGCATGACCCGATAAATCGACCTTGAAAACGATGCTTGCCTTCAAGAGCAGCCAGGTCACACCTGCCGTGACAAGTGTAAGAACCAACAACCGCCCCTCATCGGGCACTTCCATCAGCGGCGCTACAGCTGCCCGTGCTGGTGAACAAGCAACCAGCAACATCACAAAAAGCGCGAAGAAAAGTAACCGTCTGCCAAACGTATTCATGCCATTGCTCCTTATTTCCCCTCGCCCTTCCAGGGAGAGGGTAGGGTGAGGGCGAATCAAAAGCGCCCGATGTCAAATGACATCAGGCGCCTATCTCTGAACCTGCCCATTACTGCTCCCCTCGCCCCTTGGGAGAGGGGTCGGGGGTGAGGGTAGAACGGGCGTGCTGAACTTGAGACAATCTTAAACGCGCGGTTCGCGTTTGTCAAGAGTCTTTCTCCTCCCCCAAATTGGTGTTCTTCCCATTTGGGGGAGGCTGGGAGGGGGTCTGTAACTCACGCATCTTTGTGGCAATTTCCTTGCACTTCGCTCTTGTTGCTTTTAGCGAACGTGCATCCATCGGCTTGCGTAACCAGCGTGAAACGGGGAACGCAAGACCACTAATTTTTACGGCACGTAGTTTCACGTCTGGTTCACGCATTGTTGGCTGTGCCTTTGGTGCGGGCTTCGTTTTCACCGCGCAAAACATAATCCAATTTGTCGAAAAAAACATTAGTGACTTCTGGGTCAAATAACTTGCCGCTTTGTGACCGAATGTATCGTAACGCCCGCGCCTTTGTCCAGGCTTTGCGATAGGGACGCTTGGAGGTGAGCGCGTCGTATACATCGATAATGGAAAATAAGCGCGCCTCCAATGGTATCTGTGCGCCTATTAATCCATTTGGGTAGCCCGTACCGTCCCAATGCTCATGATGGCAATAGGGGATATGTACGGCGTGTTTCAGAAATTCGATATGACTAATCATGTTGTGCGCCATGACAGGGTGCTTTTTCATAATCTCAAATTCAGCGGGACTGAGCTTTACCTTTTTATGCAATATCCGATCTGGAATGGCAATCTTACCAATGTCGTGTAAGAGTGCGCCGCGAGAGACATGCAACAATTCACTTTCGCTATAGTTCATCAGTTTTGCAAGACGCAGAGTCAACGCCACAACGCGCTCCGTGTGTTCGCTGGTTTCGTGGTCTCTAAGATCGATGGCTTTTGCCCAACCGAATAAGGCTTCCTCGTGCGCCCGATTGATCTCGAACATATCACGGATAAACGCAATCGTGTACAGGTCTGGATTGTAGATGGGGATTAGTGAAATCTCAACTGGAAAATTTGTGCCGTTTTTATGTAAGCCGTTGAGTGCCTTATGCACTCCCATCGGGCGCGCAACGGGGTGACGGGAATATGTCTGGCGGTCTTTTTGGTGCTGTGCTGAAAGTTTTTTGGGAACCAACTTCTCGATTACTTTTCCAATTATCTCGTTCTCGGAGTAGCCGAACAGTGCCAGCAACTTATTGTTAACCGTGACAATGACGCCGAAACGGTCAACAATAGCCACAGCGTCAGGCATGGAGCGGAATATCTCATCGTATTTTTTCATCTGATTTTAGTATTTCTGCTGTCGCGGAGCAAACAGCCAACGGCTTGCGTGAGCCGCCTTACGCGGGCTTCTCACCTTTGGATTGTTTTGACTTAGCGGGCAAATTTCGCCCAGCCTTCAATGAGTCGGCTCTACGCTTTGTTAGACCCCGCCAATAATTGCGGATGCCTTCTGATAAATTGTTACCCTGTGTTTTATAGAAGGTTATTGTTTCAGGATCAAGCATTACGTTTATTCGTTTCATCGGTTTGTTATATAGGGCTGGTTTCCCAGCCCCTTCCCTTGCGCCTCCGTGATTAGTTTTCATTCACGATGTCCGCTGCCATGTTCGCAAGATTGAAAACGATTTCCTTTGCCATCTTGCCGATCTGCTTCGGGTCATTCTTGGCAACTTCGGGGTACTTCTCGATCAGAACCTTCGCTACCATGTTGACTTTTTCTTGTAAGATTGTTTCGAGTGCGTCCATTTTATATCTCCTTGTTTTTGATTGTGATGATATTATACACACGGGGTCTAACCTGGCGATCATCTGCCAGTAATGCAGATCCGCCCGCAGCTCCTTGATCAGTGTTCTATTCTCCTTCATGCCGCCATCTGATACTTGGAACCTGGAACATGAGACACCACACCACAGGGAAGACCTCCGCGAACACCCGTATCTCATACGCCTTCCCCAGCAAAACGTACAGCACCACCTGCAAAGGCAGCATTACGCACAACGCCGATCGCAAAAACTTGGGCTTCTCCATCCAATCTCTTGCCACAAAATACCAGGTCACAATCACCAATGCGCACAGCAACACGAACATTATGGGATGCGCCAAAGTCTCCCTCAAATGCACATTTGGCAGCAAATAAAATGGCTGTCCATCATTCGCCTCGAAGATCTTCATGATCGCCATTCGGATCGCCGCGAACGCGCCGCCCTGATAACCAAGCCCGAAGAACCAATCTCGAAGCTCTAGTCTCCCCACGAAGTGGACCGCAAAAAAAATACTCAATAAGAACATCGTTTCCCTGTTGATGCATCCCAACGGATACAGCAAATAAAATGCATTCAACTTCCCCCGTGCCAGCAAGCCAAGAGAAACAGCAAAGATCATTGCAGTTGTCAGATCATATACCTTGCAAAAAATAATGAACACCACCATAAAGACTTCCACAGCCAGGGCAGCGATCACGAACTCTCGCAATTCACGATTTTCTGAAAGTTGCAAGCAAATACTTGATGCCATAGATCAATCCAAATGCAGAAGCGATCACAACGATGGTCAGCGCCACGTCTGCTTGTAGCCCCAACATCACTAGCAGATGAGCCAGCCAGGGCACCAGCGCACGGTACACATACGGCTTCTGCTCCAGACCCATCACGATCAGCTGGGCCCACGCCAGGTTATCGAATGTCACCCGCGAATATTCAAAGGCAGTCAGTCCCACAATGCCGATCAGCACTCTCTTCACCCATTTTGGGGGAAGGGCTGGGGATGGGGGTCGCTTCTTCACTCGAACCTCGCCTGGCTTCTGAGCCTCTTGGACTTCTCCGCATTCTCCTTCATCAGCTTTGCCTCCAGCTGCTCCAGCTGCTTCCTCTTCAGTCCGCGGATCAGATCTGCCAGCGCATCCACAGAGACTCCCCAAAATGCCACCTCGCTGCAGATATCACACTGCACGAGCATCTGACCCGTTAGCGGACCCATCATCACATCCACCTGAGCAGGCTGATCCGCAGCCAGATCCACAGCATGGCGATACAACATCAGCTGCGGGATGCCATTCCCGTTCAACCTGATCATCCCCAGGGCATGCTTATTCTTACAGTGCCATTGCTTCAAATCCATAATGCTCTCCTTTTACCTGCTCCATCTCACGCACGCGACCCCCCAACTTCCCCCCTCCCCCACAGCTCGGAGGTGTCCCATCCCGGCACCTGTCCGAGCGCACGCAAAACGCGGGGGAGGTTTCTCGCGGTTGAAAATTGGGGGAGGTTTCGCGCGGCTAAAAACCCTTCTGCTAATCCACCACGAAATTCGCCATGATGTCTACGGCTGCTTTTTGCATTTCAGCCACATCATCAGGTGGCAAAGCGGTTTCCATCATCGCTCCAGTGAGCAGCCACTTGGCAACGGTCTGAAATTTCATCCCATGCGGGAGACTATTGATCTTTTCATAGAGCGCATCCATCTGCGGATCCAGACCAAGAACAATATTCCCATCACCAAAGCGCAGTCGCACACTGTTCTTTCCATAAAGTTGCATATTTGACGGTTTGCCAGGTAAACCATTCGCCATTAGGTACTCCTACTGCCGCTATGCGGCGTGTGGATCACGAACTCCCATCTCTAATTACCAATTACTGCTTACTGCCTTCCGCCTTCTGCTTATCTCTTCATCACAGAGAGCTTCCACAACCCTCTTGCGATCGACAAAACGGGGTTCTCTGGCAGCCATGCCTTATGCCCAAACTGCAATGTGAGCGTCTCCTTCAACAGCAGCGCACCACCGCCAGTGATCAGCACCTTCGCGAAACGACGATGGCTCACGCCCCAGACCTTCTCGATCTCACCGTTCACTTCACGGCTCCAGATCGGGAGTGAGCTTTTCAATTCCGTGCGCAGGCCGCCGCCTCGCAGCATCCCATCCAGCTCACCGAGCGAATACAGACCATCCCGATTGATCAGCTCCAGCAGGCGCCGAACACCCAGCGTATTCCCACGCGTGAATCGTTCCACTGCACCGCGTTCCTTCACAACCAGCAGTTCCACCGTATTGAAGCCCACGCTGATCACGCCTACTTCGTCCAGAAGGACAGATCCACGCTCTCCCACCATCTGGCCTTTATCGTCGAGCACGTAATCGAACAATGCTCCCACCGCCTGTGATGTCTGCCTCACATCCTCCACTTCGATGGCATGGGAGATCCCATCCACAGTGAACTCATGCGGGCCTTTCAGCCAGGTCTTCACCCCTCGCTGAAAGTCCTTCGCCGAATCCCCCATCATCATCTGCAAGGGCAGGCCCACCATCAAACTGAGCGGCGCATCGAATGGACCATGCTCATCCTGATATTGCGCCAGGGCCGCATACAGCAGCACACGCATCTCCGGCGCTCCGGTCAGTCGATCGAAATCCAGGTTCTCCACGGGCCGTCCATGCCCATGCGCCGCATCTCCAACATAGAAAGAACCGAAATCACCACTCACCAGCATCGGGCGCTTGCGGTTCTTCAACCCAACGATCCCATCTGCCAGGTGAGCACGTCCGTTATTTGCCACCTGGCTCACCAGCTGCAAGCCGCCTGGCTTGCTCCACAATTTCAGGGCACCCATGCCCATATCGAAACCGATATTCATTGGAATCTCCTTTCAAAACTTATTGCAGATACTTTTCTGAATATGCCAATTGTTCTTTCGTGATCGCATCCATTTCTTCATCACTCAACTCAGGCTCACCCTGCATTCTGCCTTCTGCCTTCTGCCCATTGTCATTGCTCGCTGCAGACTGCTGACTACCTTCTGCCCTGCTCGTCAGAGCGTGTCCATTCAGATCCTTCCTCACCTCTTCCTTCGGATAATATAGGTCCTGCTCCCCCGTCATCCCCATCATTTCCATGATCAGTGAGGGAGTCCATGGCGGGATGAACTCCGCAGGTCTGAAATCTCCATGCGAGCGCGTAACCATCAACCGAGCGAACATCCACATCTCGAACTCTTCATATTGCTCACGGTCCTCCACCAACCCATCGGGATCCCATTTCAGCGAACCCTGGCTGAATCGGTTCTTCGGATAAAGCGCCGTGCGGGAATTGGAGAGCACGAACTCAATAAACCCCAGATGGACATTCGTGCCCATCAGCACCCAATCTCGTTCGCCCAGATTCGCGTTCACTTTCACTTCCCAATTCGTCCGCACCCCAAAGCGGTTCAATACTCGCACCGCCTCAGGATGCATTTGTTTCATACTCTGTGCCAGCAAAACGAGTGGCGTCGTGCTCAATGCACTCTGATGTTGGTAGAACATCTGGGTGGCATGCTCACTCATATACTTCCACAGATTGACCAGTGTAACGATCGTGAACAGCACTACCAACCCGATCGGAACGATCGCCCAAAACTGGATCTCAGGGTTCGTCGACGCGATCATCTTTCCCGTCAACGGGATCAACAGCGCCACGATCGCTCCAGGAACTACATATTTCCACGTTCGTGGAGGATGATATTCATCCATTACTCACCTCCTACAATTCATCAACCCAATGTTCACTTGGTATGGGCAGCGCAAAGTGAATCGGCAAGCTCTCATTCAGCTCGAACAGTCGTGCATAGGTCTTCCAGCTCAGCCAGGTCAAGACCATCAGCCCGATCATCGCAGGCGCCATGAACATAGCTGCCCGAACCGTGAGGATCAGATCTTCATTCTCCGCATCCTGCAAAAACCAATCAGCAATGCGCTGGCTGAGAAAGAACCAACCGATCAAAAGCAAAATTATGTAAATCATCGTTCCTCGACCGGTCCCTGATAACCGTTTGCCCGCGCCCAATCCTGCACATAGCCACAGATAGCTTGTCTCCCGCTGTGTATTCCGGGCAGTTTGAACCTTACCAGGTACGAATGATTTCTCTCCATAATGTGGATCTTCGCATTTGGCGGCAAATTCATCTCACGAATCAAATGCTCACTATGGCTTGAGTCCACTTCGAGCTCACCAACACCCTGGTTCACCCGTGCGCACGTTACATTTGGGCGTTGATATCGCTCCCGTGCGGTCCCATGGCCAACACTCAGACTGACAACGATCACTAAAATTATGATTGACACAACTGTGCCTATGGCATCAATATCCATTCTGCAGCTCCTTCTAATCGGCCACTTGCACCGCAGTAGGCGGTGTATAATCCGATTGCCTGTGTTCGGTGGTGGGTCCCTGCGATTTGCCAAGCAAATCATCCCTACCATCGAGCCAGGCACTTAATTCTTGCGCAGCATCCCCGTCGTGGGACTAATCTTCGCGCTGAGCGGAGTGAGCGTTCGTTGCGAATGTAGTCGAAGCGTCCAATCTCTATTCTTCATCCACCACCTCCCATCGCCAACCACCCCAGTACCAGGATCATCATGATCAATCCAACGCCGCCCAGCACATTCCACGCCTGGCGCTTCCACTTGCCAAGCTGACCGCGGACTGCAGATCGCTTCCTGATCTTCTTCAACTTCCCCCTATTCACCCTCCCCCCTTCGATCATCATTTCATAACTGTTCCGCCTCATACCTACCTTCCTTTCCTGATCAACTCAATGAACTTCTTCCGCCTGATCGTCAGATCAGGAGTGCCCAGACGCCACATCTCACGCAAACGCTTCAATAGCTTGAGCACGAAATCTGAGCCCTTCATCTCCACCCACCAGATATCCTTCATATCACACCTTCCTTTCCACACATCCTGCACCGCTTCACCTGACACCTCGCACCCGAAACCTGCCATCCAACGATCACATCATGGGTCCACACCCCGCAGCACAGCAGGCAATACAACTTCCCCTCCCTCACCGCCTCCACCCGGAACGGATTGCAGGGCTCCTTCACCGCCCGCTCCCCCCTCACCAGCTCCATCCACTGCGTAACAGTCAGGGAAGTCTCATAACTCCGCTCGCCTTTAGGAGAGGGGTCGGGGGTGAGGTTATTTCCAATCAAATAAGCTTCCATAGTCACCTTACATTAGTGCTTACACGCACTTTACAGGAACTTAGTGCCTTACTACCGCAAAATCGATGAACATTAATGAACATACCCATTTATGAGTGGTTCACTTGTTCATTAATAAC